GACTTTCTGAAAGAGATAGAACCAGACATTGTCGAACCCACCGACTACATCGACTATTTGATCGAAAACAACTTAGGTAGAGATGCCTACGCTGATGGCTTCGAGTTCATGGAGGAAGTTGATTACAAAACATTAGAGTCATATGTTGATTATAAGAGGGGCTATGAAAGAATGCTCTACATTTATGAACTTGATTATGATTGCTTCGGAATCTCTCGCCCCAAGAAAGCATCGGAAAGACAATATCTTGGAGTGACTTTCACACAGTACCAATACGGCGATATGAAAAATTTTGAGATATCAAAATATAATCAAGTAACTAAAAGAATCACTGTTAAGGAGTGGCAAGCCGCTTGATTTTAAATGTTAAAAAAAGTTTAACTTTTTACTTGACAAACCTTTTTAAATATGTTATAATATAGTATAACAAAAACGAATTACAAATGGGGGCATGGTTGAAACCCTGCCTACCTTAGTGATAAAACACAATAAAATAACCAAACTTAGGAGTAAATTATGGCTATTAACTTAGAAGCAATGCGAGCGAAGCTCGATCAATCAAAAAACGGTGGAAAATCTACCGGACGCAAGAGTACAATGTGGAAACCAAGCGCTGGTGACCAAAACATTCGTATTCTACCAACAGCGGATGGCGATCCGTTCCGTGAGTTCCATTTTCACTACAATGTAGGAAAGAATCCTGGAATTTACTGCAACAAGCGAAACGATGGTGGTGAATGTGCCATCTGTGATTTCGCATCAAAACTTTGGCGAGAAGGCACTCAATCTGATGATCAGAACCTTAAAAACGAAGCCAAAAAACTATTCGCTCGAAAGCGATACTACTCACCTGTTCTTGTTCGTGGAAATGAAGCAGATGGTGTAAAAATCTGGGCTTATGGAAAGACCGCTTATGAAACCCTCTTAGGCTATGTTTTGGATCCTGATTACGGAGACATTACTGATGCTGAAACAGGAACGGACATTAAGTTGACCTATTCTATTCCCGGAACACCCGGCTCATTCCCGAAGACAGTTCTTCAACCACGACGTCGTCCATCTATTTTGTGTGACGATAGCATTGCAGACTGTCAACAGTTGTTGGATTCCGTTCCTGATATCGATAATTTGTTCGATGTTAAGACTGCGGATGAGGTTCAAACTCTGCTGGATGGTTACCTGTCCTCCGACTCTTCAGCGGAGTCCTCTTCTAATGAGACTCAACAATATAAAAAGAAAACAGGTGAGAGTGTTGACCAAGCCTTCGCGGCCTTTATGAGCGAAGAATAAGTTAGTCCTCCTGTGTTGTTAGGGTTTTGCCGTTCCCCCATGGTCAAAGGAGCGGCTTTTTTATTTAAAGGAGACAACATGTTATGGAAAAGAAATATCGACAGTAATATAAAATCTGTTGAATTAAGAAGTAGCCCAGTCATCATCAGAGTTAACAAGTTTGATGAAAAATCAGCGAAGGAGTTCGCAGATAAGATGGCTTCAGCGCACAATACGGGTCAGTCTGTTATCCCAGTAATCATTGATTCTTATGGAGGTCAAGTCTATTCTCTCATGAGTATGATCGCAACTATCAAGAACTCTGAATTACCGGTAGCGACCATAGTCGAAGGAAAGGCTATGAGTTGTGGAGTCATTCTGTTCTCTTGTGGAACCGAAGGATATCGATACATAACAGAAGACGCAACATTGATGATCCACGATGTAAGTTCCGCCTCATGGGGTAAGAACTCGGAGATTCAAGCAAGTGCAGAAGAGGTGAAGCGTTTGAATGAGAAGATTTACAAAATCCTATCAGCAAACTCAAACAAATCAGAGAAATGGTTTAACAAACAGTTAAACGAGAAAGGTCGTGCCGATTGGTTCATTGAATCTAAAGAAGCGATTGATCTTGGATTAGCCGACAAAGTTGGTATGCCAAAACTGGAAATAAATATAAAATTAGATATAAACTTACAGGAGGTAACATGAGGTTACTATTATTAATGCTCTTCGCTTGCGGAGACGAAGAGGTTGCAACAAATGCAACTACAACAACTGAGGTTGTTGAAACACAAACTTTGGAGACAACAGATGAAAAAACTACAGACGCTTCAGTCGAAGTTACTAAAGATGCTACTGTTAGCACATCTGGAGAATCTACAAAAGAAGTCACAACGACTTCAATCCAAACTACTAATACAAACGAAGGAGTAACAAATGATTAGTTTATTAATAACAATGTTCCTAGCATGTGGAGACAAAGAAGAAGAGTTGGATACAGCAGTCGATGCTGAAGAGACAACCGAAGAAACTGCTGAAGAAGCAGAAGACACCTCAACTGAAAACTCGGAAGAGTCTGAAGAAGAAACTGAGGAAGGTTCTGAAGAAGGTGAAGAGTAATGACCAAAGCAGGTAAGATTGACATTAACGCTATGAAGAAGTTCGTCAACAAGAAGGTTGGCTTAAACATTGCTCATGACTTAAACCAAGACAATCCTACTGCGGTCAAAGAATGGATTCCAACTGGCTCACGCTGGTTGGACTCTATCATTTGTCGAGGTACGATGGCTGGAATCCCTGTTGGGAAGATCACTGAACTTGCCGGTTTGTCTTCGGCTGGTAAGTCCTATATGGCTTGCCAAATTGCTTCACAAGCACAAAAGAAAGGTCACTGTGTCGTTTATTTCGATGCAGAGTCTGCTATTGATCCTGCCTTCCTCGAGAACTCGGGCATCAATATTAACAATGACTTTCTTTATATCCAAGCAGTCTCTGTTGAGAAAACCTTGGAAACAATCGAGGATCTAATGACTGAGTATGCAGAAACACAGTTTCTGTTTATTTGGGACTCCATCGCAGCTACTTCTTCCGAGAAGGACCTAGAGGGAGATTTTAATCCTCAATCGTCAATGGCGGTAAAACCTCGGATCTTTGCGAAAGCATTCCCGAAACTCACTATCCCCTTGGCGAATCAACAATGCACTCTGTTGTTGATCAACCAGCTCAAGACAAACATAACTTCAAACATTGCAGAAGCAATGACAACGCCACTTGTAGCGCCCGGAGGTAAAGCGATTGAATACTTTTCTTCACTTCGCATCTGGCTTACAAAGCGTAAAGCGAAAGCGTCGTTTGTCACTGATAACACTGGACTTCGGATTGGCTCCGAAGTAAAAGTTAAGGTTGAGAAGTCCCGTTTTGGTTCTGAAGGTCGCACATGTGGCTTTAAGATACTTTGGGGCAAAGACGTGGGTATTCAAGATGAAGAGTCTTGGCTTGAAGCACTAAGGGCATCTGGCTCTGACCGTTTCAAAGCCTCAGCTTGGAATAAGATCTATGATTCAAATGGAAAAGAATTTAAATTCCAAAAGTCTCAATGGATTACCAAGCTGCAAGAACCAGAGTTTCGCTCTGTTGTGCTCGACATCATGGATGAAGAAATCATAAGAAAATTTGAGTCTGAAGGCAAGAACTTCGGCCTCGAAGGCGAGAATGAAGAAGGTTAAATCCTGAAGTTACTCACAAGCCCCTTCTCTTCGGAGTTGGGGTTTTTTTATACTTTTTACTTGACACGTCGCCTTAGGCGTGTTATATTATGATATACGTTGGAGGACGAATGAAAGATATAGCAGATTTATATAGACAATTTTGTGAAAGCAAGGATATTCACTACCAATTGGACGACAACGTTCGTCCATACGACAACACAACATTGTTTTGCCCCGCAGGAATGCAACAGTTTAAAGACAAGTTTAAATCAGATGAAACAGGAACTCAGGCAAACATTCAGTCCTGCATTAGACTAAATGACTTGGAGGAAATTGGAGACGGAACTCACTATCTTTATTTCGACATGATTGGATTATTCTCATTTAGAACATTAACTGTCCAAAAGGCAGTCGATTTCTGGATGGAGTTTGTCGAGGATGTCTTGAAAGTTAAAGTGGATTACGTTACGATCCACCCAGACAAGATGGACGACTGGAGAAGTCTTTATGACGATTATGATGTCGAGGTTCGAGCCGATGAGGAATGTAAGTGGACCGATGGGCAAATCGGAGGTTATTGTACAGAGTTCTTCAAAGATGATGTTGAGATAGGAAACATCGTAAATCCACTGGGAACTTGCATAGATGCTGGATTTGGACTGCAAAGACTTAACATGTTTGTGAATGGATCAAATGAAGAAACTCGTGAAGAGATCCTCATTCAAGCATGCGAAAAGCTATTACACTCAGGATATTATCCAAGCAACAAGGAACAAGGATATGTGTTTCGAAAGTTGTTGAGAGAGCTTTATCGATTAGGTTCAGGTTGGACCAATGAGCACTACATTAAAGAGAAAAAGCGACAAGACAAGGTTCTTGAGAATTACAACAGGAACAAGGACAAGCCCAAGTTTAAAGACAAATCTAAAGAATGGTGGTTTGACACCATGGGCATAGATATTGACTTCATCAAAAGTCTGGAGGACAAATGAAGACAATCAAGTGTCGTTGTAAGATAGAGGACAAGACCTATATCGGCAAACTATCTTGGGAGAACAAAGATAAGTTCGCAATGCTAATCGGAAAGTTTAAAATAGAAATGCACTTTCCAAAGAAAACACACACATACATAGTCTTGGAGGACAAATGAAAAATGTAATAATAATCGATGCGCTCAATATGTTCCTACGCAGCTACGTAATAAGCCCACAATTAGACAAAAACGGATTGCCCATAGGAGGCACCATTGGCTTTCTAAAGTCTCTTCAGAAGGTAGCTAGGGACTTTACCGCTGATGAGGTTATAGTGGCTTGGGATGGCCATGACGGCTCTCAGAGACGCCGTTCCATGAATAAGGACTACAAGGGCGGAAGAAAGCCGGTTAGATTTAACCGTAGAATGATAGATCTACCAGAAGACAAAGAAGAAGCGAACAAAGGCTATCAGCAAATCAGGTTGATGGAATATCTAAATGAAATGCCCGTAATTCAACTTGTAGCAGACTTTACAGAAGCAGACGACATTATTGCCTTAGTCATTAACCATCCCAAGTATGCTGGTTGGAAAAAGACAATCATCTCGAGCGACAAGGACTTCTTTCAGCTATGTCGAGAGGACGTTCAGATTTACCGACCAATTCAGAAAAAAATTGTTACCGAGTCAGACGTGGTCGACCAATTCAAGATCCACCCAAAGAACTTCGCATTAGCGCGAGCAATAGCTGGAGACTCATCGGACAACCTTCCGGGAATCAAAGGTGCAGGACTCAAGACAATCGCTAAGCGATTCCCTTACCTTGTCCGAGAAGATGAATACGAAGTCTCCGACATTATTAGGGATTGTGCGATGGTTGGAAAGAAACTTAAGATTCACGAGAACATTCAAAGCAACGAGAAGCTAATCAAAGACAACTATGCAATCATGCAATTGCAATTTCCAAACATCAGACCAATGAACCGAGAGATCATCAAGAACTCAATTAATGACTTTGAGCCAGAGTTTAATAAAATTAAATTCACACAAATGTTGTTCGCCGATGATGCCGGCCATCTCAACTTTAACGACCTACAGGTCGTCTTTCGAAGAATAAATAAGTAGAAATACTTGACAACTGAACCTAAACATGTTATATTTATATAACCGATAAAGTCTGGGAGGACAAATGAACGAATTTAATAAGAACGAAACCTTTACGCGTTTCGGAAAGAACTTTCAAGAAAGTTTATGCCAACTTATGTTGGAGGATCGACCATTTTTCGATCAAATTACAGAAGTGCTTGATATCACATTTTTCGAAAAGAAATACCTACAAATCTTCGCACAGACTTTAATCAACTATAGAGACAAATATAACACTCACCCAAATAACGAAGTCATGATGACTTTGTTGAGAACGGAACTGAACCATCATGACAAAGC